TGTCCACTGGCCCCAGTGGTTGAGCCTCCAGTAGCGTAGTTTCCTACCGCAATTCCATACCAGTAGTTAGCGGAAGTGTTATCCGCGCCAGAAGCCCTTAGCCGAAGCAGAGTCGTGACGTTTGCGGTCGGATCTAGATCCCATAAAATCTTGTAATTCTTGTAGGCGCTAGTAAAACAGTTGTTTACTGACACCGATGCCGCTGCGCTGAACGTGGTTGTATTAACCAGGACTAGCCCTGGCTGTAAAGAATCAGTAGGCAGCGTCAAACCATTAATGGCCCCGCTACCACTAAGAGTCAAAGGCATGACTAGCCCTCCAACAGCAGAGCGGCCTCATCAGCCGTGATACCAAGACGACCCAACAACTCTGCACGAGCAGTAGCCTTAACCTCAGCCTCGGCAGCAGCAGAAGCAGCCGCCTCAGCAGCAGCGGTAGCGTCAGCCTCACGCTGAGCCAGTTCCTCAGGAGTGAAGTCACGCTCGATTGTTTCTGAGGTTCCATCTTCAAGGATGGTGATTTCGATAACGTCAGCCATTTGTTTCTCCTTATGAATTGCGGTAGCCGTAGACGCGGACAGTGCCAGTGAAGTTTCCAACACTCGGGAAGATGGTGAATCCCGTGAATTGAGTTGTTGCGTTGTGGGCCACTGATCCGTAAGTGGCTTCCTGTGTGCTTCCAACGAATACACAACCACCAAAATTTCCCTTTGTGTATGCCGCCAAATTTGGCGCAAACAATTCCAGCGTCAAAGTTCCCGAATCGCTGGTTCCCGCGTAACCAGTACGCCACGATGTCTGACCGCTTTGCCTATTTGCGGAGGCGGTTGACCCAGAACCGTAGAGCAACTGATCTGAGTAGTTTGCTCCAGAGTCATCGCTTGATGTGCGCAGGCGCGTAAGAAAGTTTCCAGCGCTTGAGTTAGTGGCTAGCAACTTGATCAAGTAGTTGTCATACGTACTTGAAAAACAGTTGTTTACGCTTACTGTTGAGGCGGCTGAGAATGAGGTTGTATTAAGCAGCACCAGTCCTGGTTGAATTGAATCAGTCGGCAAAACTAGAGTCCGAGTACCCGCAACAGCAGGCGCATCAATCTCAATATAGCCAGACGTAGAACCATTAAGACGCAGAGTCATTACACCACCACCCAAACCGAACCAGAAGGAACAGTCACCGTCGCACCCGAAGCAATCGTCACGGGGCCAGCAGTCACAGCATTAAAGTCAGTAGAGATCGTGTACGAGTTATCGATAGATACTTCGTTCTCGAAAAATACTTTCTCACCGTTGGCGCCAGTAGCGCCACCGCCACCGTTAGCACGTTCACGCGCTCTAGTCATTACTAATCTCCTCGACTGAATCCCATTTATAAAGTGGGCAATGCTGGCTAGCGATGCGCACCTTCAACTTCATGAAGCATCCACATTCCTTGCACGTCCATGTGGGTTTAAACAGGCGGTCACAACCGCCGCAGATCTTTGCGCGAGCAATCGCCGTCTCGCTACTCGCCAGCAAGAGCGGCATCAATCGCCGAGATTACTTCCGCGTCCTGCCACTCCCCCGACGGAGCAGGAGGCTGCTCGAACCCATTAACCTCATCCCAGCCAAGACCGATATGGCCACGAACCGAATCAGGGACAGGAACAAATACTGCACCGTCAGCACTCGGAGTGTTCGCGTCGATCCACTCCTGATCAGCCACCTCAAGATTGACAACAATGCCGTCAATAACTCTAGCAATATTCATTGATATTCCTACGCCACTCGATACGAAACAATTACGATTCCGCTACCGCCAGTACCGCCAGGGTAATCGGCAGTATTCCAGTTGTAGCCAGGGTTGCTGCGGTCGCCAGTACCACCAGCACCACCACCGCCACCACCAGTGGAGGCAGTGCCTGCCCCTCCAGTACCAGCGTTCTGTCCATCGAACGTTGCACCAGTTCCACCGTTGCCGCCTCCACCAGCGCCGCCAGAACCACCGCCTACACGCGGGTTATCTCCAGCGGAACCTCCGCCACCACCGCCACCGCCGAAGCGAGTGGAAGTACCAGTAATGGTTGACAAGTGGCCCGCAGTTCCACCGCCGCCAGTCACATAGCAGCAGTTAGTCCCAGACCCGCCAGTACCGACAGAGGAGCCAGTGCTAGAAGAGAATGATCCGAGTGAAGAGTTACCTCCACCGTTCGCGCCAATCGTGACAGACTGTGCCCCCGAAGTGATGGTAGTGGTGTCATTCGATAGGACTCTTCCGCCGTTGCCACCAGTTCCGTTACGGGAGTAGTAGCCAGTGGTTGCACCGTTAAACCCAGCGCCCACCACTAGCAGGCGAGCATCAGTGAGTTGCGGTGACGCCGATCCAGGGTTGCGCTCACTCGTTCCCGTCTGCGTGACAGAGAAAGAACTGTTCGACTTGAACTGATGCACTCGCCAGGTCTGCCCAGTGCCGTTGTAGTTGGTCACATTGCTGGTTGTTCCGCCGCTACCAGCAGAAGACACGGAACCCGCCGACACAGTGTTGTACTGTTTCTTATTGCGAACCGTCGAAAGGTTCGCTTGGCGAACCGACACCTTAGGAAATCTCCGACACAAATGCGGTGAACGAAACCGTATTAGCCGAGGAAGAGACCCGAACGAAATCGCCATTAGCAAGCGAAAGTCCGCCACCGATAAATGCAGTATCGTTCGCAGGGACAACCGTGTCGTAGCACAGCCAGTTCGCAGCAGCGGGAGTTCCCGCCGAGGTCATGATTCCAACTCGGTATGTCGCCTGCGTGGCAGCCGTATTGCAGATAGCAATCTGTGATACTACCGTCTGTGTTGCAGACGGAGGGGTGTACAGAGTTGCATACGTGGTCACAGCAGCCGTGCCCTGAACCTGCGCATTCTTATAGTTAGTTGGCATTTAGTTATGCTCCAATCAGGAAGAACGGGTTGAAACCAGCGGTTTGAAGAAGTGCGTTAACTTGTGCTTGCGTGTAAGTGTTAGCGACACTGAAGGATGCCATCGCAATAACTGCAAGCGAGTCGCCAACCGTCGCTCCCGTGGGGAGCACGACGCTGGTTCCGTTAGATGCGGTGTAGTCGTCACCTGGCATGAGAAGGATTCCGTTAAGGAATACCTGTGCGAGTCCAACGGTGTATGCAAGTGCCACACCGTTCAGGTCGTTACCACTGAACGTGGTCTGGCCAGCAGTAGCGGTGTATTCGTACACTACGAACGATACGGTCTGGGCGGCAGAAGCCTTGATCCATCCAGCACCGTCGTACACGTACATGCCTACCTGCTCGGCAGTTCCCGTGTTCAGGTAGTACAGCGCACCAGTTACGAGGGCGTTTCCGTCGTTATCGACAGTGGGGGCAGATGACTTACTACCGAGGTACCTGTCGTCAAATGAATCGTAGGACGCCGCAGCAGCCGCAGCGCTAGCAGCGGCAGCGATCTGAGCAGTAGCCGCATCACTTGCAGACGTGGCAGCATTCGTTGCTTGCGTCGTAGCGGTAGACGCGGAAGTAGATGCACTCGATGCTGACGCGCTAGCATTGGAAGCAGACGTGCTAGCCGCAGAAGCCGACGACGCTGCGTTAGTAGCCTGAGTAGTAGCAGTGCTGGCACTGCCCGACGCTGACGTAGCAGAAGACGCAGCATTCGTGGCACTCGTACTGGCAGAGGACGCACTACCCGCAGCGGCAGTCGCTGACGTGGAAGCATTGCTAGCCTGGGTGGTAGCGGTAGAAGCCGAAGACGAAGCGGACGAAGCCGAAGATGCTGCGTTCGTTGCAGAAGTACTAGCATTGGTTGCCTGAGTGGTAGCCGTGGTGGCAGAGGTAGATGCAGACGAGGCGGAACCAGCGGCAGCAGTGGCCGATGTGCTGGCATTACCTGCCTGCGTAGTGGCCGTAGAAGCGCTTGTCGTGGCGCTGGAGGCGCTAGCGGCAGCGTTGGTAGCGGAGGTACTGGCGGCACTTGCTGACGACGCAGCGGCTGCCTGAGCAGTCTCAGCGTTAGTCTCTGCAGTCTCCGCATTAGTCTCAGCCGTCTCGGCTGCAGCCTGCGCAGTCTCTGCCGCGACCCTTGCCGTAGTGGCCAGGTTCAACTGGCTAGTCATGCCAGTCTCAGACCAGTTCTTAGTCGCCGCATCCTGGGCATTAGTCGGGTCACCCAGACCAGTGATCTTGAAACCACCAGCAGCCAGGGCAGAACCCAGCGTCTTGTTCGACAGGGTCTGGGTAGTGGTCGTGCCGACCACGCTAGCGCCAGCACCAATGTCGTGGACGTTAGCGGCAGCAGCCTCATGCGCTCGCAAGTTAGTGAAGTCCAAGGCGATAACGCCATGCTCCACCGCGATACCAGCCGAATGGCTACGGCCCGACGTGCCATCCACGCCACGAGTAATCGTCAGCGACGTACCCACCAGGGCAGTCACCGTCACGATCTCCTCGTTCGCTGAATCCTTTTCCAGGATCAGCGTGTACGGGTAAGACGACGGGAAGCCAGACATGGACGCAGTCGTCATAGTCGTGTCACTAGAAGTGATCGACGAAGACAGGGTCGTCTTGACCGCAGTCGAAGAATAGTAACGTGCAATAGCAGCCATGTAATTACCTCTGGTAGTTTATGACGGAGAAGAAGTTGTCAGCCTGCTTAGCCTTCTCTTCAGCAAGACGGACCGTGAACAACTGGTACACGTACCGAGCCACCGTGGTCGAATCACCAGGCCGAATGGGGGTGTCCACCAGATCGGCAGAAGGCGTGTTCGCCACAACCTTGCCCGAGTCCACAGTGGACAAGAGACGCCAGATAGCGCCGAGACGAATGACATCCTCGCAAGAAGCAGGAAGGCCAGTGTCAGAGAAGTCATCACCAGTAGTGATGCCGCTAGCGAAGCCCGTGTACTGCACACGCACAATACGACCAGGCTGCGGATACTCGTTCAGTACGATAGCCGAACGCTCAACGTTCGGGTAAGCCTCTTCACGCCAGTTACGGTCAATGCGGTAACGGCGGATGATTGGCCACACCTCGGTGGTATCGGGAGCATTCCACGACACACCAGTGACGTTATCGAAATCAGTCGGAAGCACGTAAGCATAACGGGTTCCGTCAAACTCGAACTCGGTAGACTTCAACGCACGCAGATCAACAGCGTTGATCGTGTCGTTAAGCGCACGCTTAATCTGCGAGCGGGGGAACGTCGGGTTGTTGCGGATGATCGTGTTCACCGCATGAGAGACAGCAGTGCTGCCCTTCCAGCCGCGACCGCCAGGGAGCACCGTCGCAGTGCCAGCGTTCTTGTTCACGCTCTTCACGTAAACCAGTTCGTCACCGATCTCGACGAGACCCTTAGAGATCTGAGTAGCGTCATCAACAATCAGTTCGACATCATCCGTGTCGACCGCCTGAGTCAAGACAGTGATCGACTCCTGGTTACGGATATAGGAGGACGCCTCAGAGAGAGTGTCCTCAACCATCGTAGTAAAAGAACTCATGCCTTTACCGCCCTACCAAGAGTGTCCGACATGCGGACAGCAGCGTTAATGTCCTTCATCTTGGTGCTCTTCGGTTGAATGCCGTCCTTGCGTGCAGACTTATATGAGTCC